GAATGCGCTCATAGTACAACACTTCAAAATTGTATGACTGATCAGGTGTTGGTGCGACATACCAAAAGTCCCAACTTGTGTCTGAATAAAACAAAGGAGGAGCTGTTTGTGTATTGACTGGCCAATAGTTGGTCAGGTACTCATACTTGCGCAACAAAATAGGATTGCGGTTGCCACTGCTATCGGTGTAGTTCATAGACACCGTCTTGCGCCATCTAGCAGGCTTTTGAATGACTGGGTTGCCAGCGGTCATCTGCGCCTCCACAATTTGCAACTGACCCAAGGTCTTGATCTCTTGCGCAATCTCAAACTCTGCAAGAGTGATGAACGTGGGTATTGCGTTGATGGTCGCAGTATCAGATCGTTCCAAGTATTGTGGAACAATCGCAATTAGATTATCGTAGGTCAGTACCCACGAATTTGGATTAGCAGGTGTTGTTACAAGGGTTGTGGTCATGTTTTCCCCATTATTTAACCTATTTTCCCACTCATTGCAAGGACTCGCAACTGCCCAAATAAAAGTCTAAAACTACACATTTTTTAAAAAAATGTCACAATCAGTCGACACAATGAAGTTTTAACCCAAGGAGCTCCACCATGCAATACGAAGTGAAAATTGAAGACTTTACCGCTGACGTAGAAATCGAAATTAAATCAACCGATTTTGACTTGATTTCTGAGATTCAAATGGCCATCGCACAAGCTATCGAAGATCACAAAGATGTTGATTTAGATAACTTGTTCGAAGAAGATGAAGATGAAGACAACGAAGGCGATGAGCAAGAAGACGATGTTCTTGAAGAAGACGACAACACGATTGTTATAGATGACAATCCTGATACTAGGACGACCATCACCATTCATCGCGTTTGATCAAGGGGCTTCGGCCCCTTTTTTACACCCTGATCACTTGTCCTCTGAACTCAATGTGATCCTTGTCATAGACTTTCACCACTTCTGGCCACAACAATACGCCCTTGTGAAACGTCAAAACCACAAATCCTGACCTCCAATTTGTCGGTGCATGTTCTAGATAATTCTCAAACTGAGGCCCAGAAGGTTCCGCAAGGGTCCCTGTATCTACCCCGTATCGTGTGCCGTTATAGTCATCATAAGGTGTGACCTTTAAGCTATGGAGATGCCCCGTCACCATAGAAACACCAGCATTCAGTGTATTGGCGTGTGTTGCGTGGATACCACCCTTCCAACGATGTTTAACCACAACACTGTTATTCAGCCATACTGACCAACAGGGATGCCATGCAGGGAAATGATCCTTGAGGCTAAACCCTTTAATGTGCTCATATTGGGGTGCATTAGCAGCCAAACGGTTCTCAAAGCGAGCATCATGGTTTCCTAGAGGCCACATCAACTTAACATTTTTGTTAACTTTTTTAGCTTCGTCTTCTATCTCACCTAAAGCAATTTCACACGCCCTGACTTCATCAATGAGACTAGGTGTTTTATCCCATCCAATTCTAGGGAAGCGACTGATGGAAGCACCGTCAAAAGCGTCACCGTTATTGATCACCGCCTTGACGTTTTCTAAATTCTTGATGGCCCAAATCAAACCATCGTAAGCTGTGGTACGAATACCAGGCCAAAAGTGTGCATCAGAGAAAACAATGACTGTGCCGTTGAGTATGCCTAGATCAATCTGAGGAGGCTTTGGATCAACCCTGTTCTTAACCTCTACGGTTTCCAATTGAATCTCATATCGGCCCTCTAGAGCGTTTCTTCGGGCGTATATGGACCTTTCAGACATACCAAGCTCGGCGGCCATGATGCTCGGACTTTTGTACATCTGAAACAACATGATAAATTCTTCGTCAGAATAATACTTCATAATTTCTTCCTCCAATAGAGTGTTCCCTTAGCACCCCAAGGGATGGAAGGATCGTAAAGTTTATAACCACAAGAAATGAGAGAATTTGCTGATGCTGGGTTGTCAAAGGTGTTTGTAATTAACCACGCCCAACCCATTTTTTTAGCGTATAGCTGACGGACTCGAATAAGTCTTTTCTGGACGCCTCGCCCACGAGCGCTGGGAATGACGCCAGCACGACATAGATAGCCAGTATCAGTCCACCTAGCAGAGCGCACAAGCCCTGCAAAACCAATTGGCTTCCCTTCTTGATAAGCAATCCACCAAGCTCCATCAGAAAGGTTGTACGGCTTATCATAGGGAAGGCACTCCTTTTGAAGTTTTTTTAGAACATCAATATTTGCTTGAACAGAAGTGTCTATATGCTTGATTTTCATGCATTGCCTGACTAAATTTGCATGAATCGTAAATCAAGGTTAAGGCACAATTATGACAATACTTGAAGTGCCTGTTGTATTAAATGAACTCTTTCTTCTAAGCCAAACGTACCACCGTTGATGCGTTTAGTTAAGCCTTCCCAGTTCTGTGCCTCTGCCAAGTCATTGCATCCATGCGTATTCCAAAACCACCCTGCGCTGAGTGCTGCATACATGGGTGTGGCCACTTGGTCGCAGTGCGTCACCATGTCTTGGCCAATAGCCTGACCAAAATGGAAGTAGTTATCATGCCCAGTCAACTGTATACATCCACGACCGTGGAAGCGCCATCCATCTCCCGACGCCTCATCTCGGTTACCCATTCGATTGGCGTAAATCCGATTGGCAATCTTCTCGGCGTGGTGAGCGTAAAGTGGGATTTCTTCTGGCTTGAACTTATGACCGAACAAGGCGTGAAGGGTTTCTGGGCGATAGTTGAGGTTTTCTTCCAGTGTTTTGAAATGGTTGCACTCGTGTGAACACTGTCCAATAAACGCAGCTTGGCGGTTAACATCGTTGATCCCAAACGTTGCAAAAGTTGTGGTCAAAGGCTCAGACCATTCTGGTCCAATCCCCAACGCATGAAGTTTTTCAGCAGAAATCATACTTGAACCAAAATCAAAGTAAGCACCAAGACCACGGCGCACAACAGAATGAATAGAAATCTATCATTCATATTAGTGCTGAATTACGCCATTGGTGATCACAACTGGGGCTGTTGTTAGTTTGCTGACTGCGCTATTCAAAGCATTCAAATCAGTGCTCAAAACACCGTTATAAGCTGAGCTTTGAGATGTCAAAGCATTAGTAACATTTGTGTTGTTAGTTGCTGCCATGCTTGTCAAGGCTGTATTAGAAGCATTGCTCATGTTGGTCAATGCTGTGTTTGAGCTATTTGCGATGCTAGTCAATGCGGTTGTAGCGCTACCAGCTACGCTCACAATACCTGAATTGGCATTAGCTGCCATAGAAGCTTGATTGTTTGAGCCAGTATTAGCAATAGAAGCAAACGTACTATTAGTGCTGATAGCAGTCGCTGTAGCATTGTTAGACTGTGTGGTAGCCACTTTAGCGTTTTCATAAATGCCAAATCCTTGTACTGCGGTGGGCAGAATCAAAGATGCCCACTTGAAAACATCATCCCCTGCATTCTTAGGGGCTTCAATTCTTTGTTCCTGAGCTGCTCCACCCATGCCCATCTGCATGGACATTACAGCCGCCACGGAAGCGGCTGGGTCGCCTTTCTTCACCACTTCAGCCAATACTTGATAGCGAGCCTTTTCAGCCTCTGCTTTGTATCTGGCAATCGTGACTTGAGTCTCAGAATATTTCTGATAGTCGTTTGTAGCGCAACCAGCAAGAGCTAAGACTGCGAGGGGTATTGCGAGTTTAATCATCTATTTTCTCCTTGAGGGATTCTCTCACTTGGTTGTAACTGGCGACGCAGGCTTGGAGGGCTCGGATGGCTTTGTCCCCGTCTGCTGTGATGGCGATAAGATTTGCAGAAGCCTGTCCGTCAAGTTCGGCTCTAGCTGTAGATTGATTTCCTCCGGCAGTTCCGGCGGTGTTGGCGGAACATACACTATTGGAGGAGAGGGGGATTGACAAGCGCACAGCCCCAGACTGCACATCAGCAGTGAGCTTAGTAATCTTAACTTGAGCTTCATTGTTAGCCTTCTTTAACGCAGATGCGGTCTGATTGACTTTTTCGTTCAGCTCTTGTTCTCTTGCTCTGGCTTGCTCGTTGGCTTTTGCAACTTTTGCAACAGCTTCTGAATAGCACTCTTGATAGCCTTGATGGTGTCCATAAAAATACGCTCCTATGATTGCAAATAAACTTGCCACTAACACATAAGGGTTAAACATCACTGACCTTTCATTGATGCTCTGGCTGCCGCCATTCTCTCACGTTCCTCGTCATGCTCCAACACGGGTGGTGTTTTTGGTGGAGGAGGTGGCGTCCAAGGCGTGTTCATTGCTGACATCACGCCTGAAGGCTGACTCATAAACGGCGCACCTAAACCCATAGGTTGCATTAACGGAGCAGAACCAAAACCCATGGGTTGCATTCCCATAGGGCCTGCGCATGGATTAGACAGTGGCATCATGGCTCGTGCTCCCATTATGGTAGCAAGAACTGAGAAAATGGATGTTGCTATGATTTTAAGTAAATCATGTGTCAGTTTGTCGTTGGGCGCCATGTCTTTCATGGGCTGTTCCACAGCCACAACACCATAGACAAAAAACACCACAATTGTTAACAAAATCATACAAAAAGTTAACATGATGGCGAACTTAGATATTGCATCCAACAAACGCACTATCCCGTTGACTTCTTCTTCTTTAAGGTTTTTTAGGCTTGTAAGCATCGGTCAACATCCAAGGACAGGTTTGTGTAACATCACATAATGGGGGCTTGCAATCTTCGTCTTCCCAATGCTCTGGGTCTTGACAATGATAGCGATACTGATTGTCGCAAGAAGACAAAAGAAGTATAGAAGTCAATAGTAATGCGTACTTCATTGGTTGTCTACTTTCTTCACGGCCTTCTCAACTCTGATTTCCATACTTCGTATATCAACATACATCCACGCAACCAAAGGCAAAAGCAACAACAAAATGATGAGAAGAAGGGCTATGACAGTGAGGAAAAGTGAGTCAGACTGATCATCATTCCCCATGTCCACGCTATCATTAGAAGAGTTGCCGTTATAACCAAGGCTCTGGTTTTGATTAAATCCGCCTTTTGCCTTCGTTGCCATTCAGCTCTCCGTTTAGCCAATAATTTTTCCCTTCGCGCCAAAGCTTGTTTTGTTGCAATATCACCTATTGTGCTATTCACTCTTGTGTATAAATCCTTCAATTCACGAGGAACGCTATACACCATGTAGTCGCTCAATTCTGTGTTTAACTTTTCCATCTGCAAATTGGCAATAACCAATTTTATAGCAATGTCCTGTCCTTCGTCATCTCCCACAGTCAACGCTAATTCTTCTTGTTCTTTGACATAATTTTTTAACCCATTGTATGCTTGGAAAAATTTAGTTAATGCATCTGCAACTTGGGTAAAAATTAAGTTTTCGTCAAACTCTGGGGGAGGCTGTTTTCTTTTTGGCTTAACGGTTTTATTCTCTTGAGGCTGTACCTCATTTGTTTCTTCTTTACGTCCAAACACCTCTGCAAAAAAGCCAAATATGCCTGTCGCTGACTTTTTAACATTCTTGACATCTTTGGCCACGCCTTGAACTTCATTGATTGTTTCTGTGACAAGCTGTCGTCCTTCTTTGTACATTTCGCAGGAGTCTTTAATAAACTTGAGTGCCCCCGAAGCCAAAGCGACCAACGTAAACGGATCAATTTCTACACCCCAAAGAACTTCTTAAAGAATTCTGCAGCCATGCCTGGGCCAAGAAGAGTCATGAGCATGACGCCATAGAGCAAATACTCTATCTTTGTCATGCGTCTTTCTCCGTCTTTTAATGAACGTACGATTTGGTTGTATCTCTCAGTACAAATGGCTTCATGCACCGCCAAATCCTTCTCCACTTGATCCATTTTCAGCTCCGATTATTGCAGTTGATGTTTCTCTGTCTATGGTTAGTTTGCCTATGCAAGTGAAGTTCCAGTCATTGCCATTTTTATCTTTTTCAGTTTCACATGGCACATTGATCTTTACGTTCTTGAATAAATATTCTTTTTCGCCTTCAAACACTCTCCAACAATGGTCTAAAGTTCCTCTTCCCTCTTGACCTCTTGTTTTGTTGAATCTTATTGAATACTTCACACAACCTCCGCTGCAGGCAGCGTGGTTGCTGTTACTGTTGCATTAACTGAATAATTGGCAACTAAATTAAAGTGAACAAATTTGATTGGTTTGTCACTAGCATGTCGAGTAAATGAGTGCGCCAACCAAGAATTAGCAAATATCATCATGCCTGGCTTGGGCTCAAAATTGATCATTTTGCTGGCTGGTGTTGCCATGCTAGGGTTTTGCTCAGGCAAATCAATTTGAACTTTGGCAGATCGTGGATCATGAAATACAACCCTTGAACAATTTTCAGGGGTTTCAAGAAAATAAAAACCAACTATTTGTGATCCAAATCCATGAACGTGTTGCTCCATAGAAGAATGCTTATGGTGTTCTTGTGTCCACATTTCAGTAAATGAAGTCACAAAATTCTGCATGGCATATCCTTGATCATTCAAAATATTCCAAGCTGTGCCCCCAATAAATCCTACAAAATCAGCCAATCTAGGATCATCAAAGTAATTACTACTCATAATTACTGGATAAATTTCATTTAACTCTTGTTTTTCTCTTTGCTCTTTTAATTTTTCTTCAGAAACTTGTTTGACTACATCCAAAAAGTCAGGGCGCTCAATAATGTAAATTGGGCATGGAAAATGTGACGCAACGTGAAGTTGGTTTTGTGTAACCACTTCAGCTACTGATTCAGCAGCTTTACAGACTTTTTTGTTCTTTGCCTTAGCCATTGTTTCCTCTTTATGTTGTAACTAGAACCCATGTTGCTGTGGGAAAGTCTAGTTTATACTCTTTTCCATCCGTTGGATATGGTGGCATTATTTGCCATGTATTTGTTGTTCCTTGCCAAAAATATTGTTTGCCATCTGTTGGCTTTGGTGTTGGGGGAACATAAGCGCAAATTGACTCATCAAATGTCCACGCAGTAAAGTTACTTGAATTAGGATTTGCAGCCCATGCATCTTTTACAGCTTGTTGTTTTGCCGTCTTTTCTGCATCAGTCATTTCTGTTAAATCCCAAACATCTGTCCACACGCCATTAACTTTTTGATAGGTTGGTTCAGTGCTATTAAGAACTTGATAAACTGTAGGCCTTGGTATTTCAACCCTTATAAAGGGTTCCCAATTTGATGGGACTGAGCCAAACGCATCAATCAGATTATCTTCGAATGCAGGATGATTAACAGGTTGACCATTTTCAACTTGAATGTACAAATTCATTTTCTACCTCTTTATGGAGAACCAGCGCAAGTTGATGGGAATGAACGAGATGATCCGGGCCATATGATACGCACAGCACCTACACCGCCGCAAGCTCCAGTATAAGCATAAGAACAAGCGGTGGAAACATTAGCACATCGGTAACCTCCGCCTCCGCCTCCGCCTCCATATGCCCCACCATTACCATTAGTCGCATACGCACAACCACCATTAGCTCCAGAAGATCCACCGCCACCTGAAGTAGAGCCACAAGTACACCCATGCCCACCAGCTCCACTACATCCTTGGCCTGATATTCCTACGCCTCCACCTCCACCAGCTTGTGATATAAACGATGTGCATGCAGTCCCACGTGAGTTACCACCTCCGCCTCCGCCACCTCCCCCAGATCCAGCGGTAGCCTGATAGCCGTTACATGGGTTTGATCCATTACCTCCATTGCCAGAATATCCCCCTGCACCTCCTCCTCCAGATGTTATATACCCCTGAGCTTTTCGACCTTTTCCACCATTTCCGCCTCCTGTTCCAGTATATGATCCTCCCGTTGCACAGCCAGAACAAGAACCGTAAGCGCCTTTTCCACCTGTTCCGCCGCCGCCATTTACGGTTCCAGTTGAAATAAAATAACTAGTTCCTCCATTAGCACCACGAGAGGCCGGATTACAACAAGGAAAAACTGCACCATATGATCCACTACCACCTGTTCCTTTAGCACCAGCAACAACGGTGTATCCATTTCCGGGAGTAACGGAAATGTTGTTTTTATAGCCTAATCCGCCGCCGCCGCCACCAGTTCCAGAACGAGCGGTGGAATAAGCAGAAAACCCGCCACCGCCAC